CCCAATAGCGTGTCTCGCCTGCGTCGATGATGACGGGCAGATGCTCGTTGTTGGAACACAACACGAACTTGGCGAAGAAACCGATTTCGTTACGGTCTTTGCCCTTGGCTTCCACCTTGTAGGAAAGTGTAGTGCTGAGGTTCTTCAGACGTTCGCTGTCCTCCCTGCGGTTGAGCAGTACTTCGTCCACCATAATGAGCAGCTTCCCTGCCCAATCGGAATTGAACTGGCTGCGGAAGTCCTCGTTGGTGTTGAACGTCACGTTGTCTTGGAAAATGGCTTTCAGGAAGTTGAGGAACGTGCTTTTGCCCGTGTTCCGTTCTTCGGACACGAGCAACAGGATAGGAAGTTTCTGAATAGGATAAAGGTAGAGCAACTGCATGTAGTCCATGCCCAACTCGTATTGTTCTCCGAAGATATGCTCCACTAACGAGCGGATGCAGGGGAAACTGCCCTCCTGCGGTCGGTGTCCTATCGGCTCATAGAGATTGAGGAACTTTCCGACAACGGGCTTGTAGCCCACATGGTCGGGGACGGTACAGAAACCGTCATACTTCGGCACGGTAGCCATGCGGTCTTTGCCGTAGTCCTGCCGCAAGGTCTCGGAGTTCCATGCGATGCGTTTCTTCACACAGCCCCCGTCAATCAGCGGCTGGTCAACAATCTTGTAGAGGGTAGTTCCCACACGGATGAATTCGTCTTGTTCTACCATAGGTTTTGCTTGGTTTTATGTCGCCGACAGCAGTGTCGGCAACGGGTTAAACAATCGGGCGCAAAGTTATGGTGTGACACATAAAACACTGATACGTAAAATGAAGCAAAACGGTGCAATCGTAACAAGCAGGCAAAAAAATGCAGAAAATCGCATAAGGGAAAGGGGCTGGAAAGAAAAAAGAAAGCCCGAAGAAGCATGGCATCGTCACTTCTTCGGGCGGTTAGCGTAGGTACGTACCCACGCTCTAACACTCGAGCATCGGTCTGTTCATTGACACCCACAGGACTTGTCTTTCTTTTTGCCCGTACAACCTTTCCAACAGGGCTTTGCGTACCCTTCTCGCGCATGGGGTGTTGATGCGGAATGCGAGTGCCACGACCATAGACAGGGCATACACGTCCATGCCGTAGCCATCGGGCAAACGGATATACCGTTCTGCCTTATGTTGTTTCAGCACTCCACTCTTATATATGGCGCGAATAGCTGTACGGAGTGTCGGGGCGATTGTACCAAACAATGCGGACAGTTCTGCCTCCGTCATCCATACATTTGTAGAAGTGGGTATCGTCACTCTACCGTACTCGTTCATCGTAATAATGTCCCGTTCCATAATCAAGCGGTTATATGGCGAAACGTCCGCTTATTTTGTTCTCAAAGGCGGAAATGTCGCTGTTTAGTTTCGTGTTCGTTACCTTGGCATAAATCTGCGTGGTCTTGATGTCCGTATGTCCGAGTATCTTGCTCACGCTTTCTATCGGCATACCGTAGTTCAATGCCATGACAGCAAAGCTGTGGCGGCTGAGGTGAAAGGAAACCGGCTTCTCAATGCCGCACTTCCTTGCTATGCTCTTTATGCGTTTGTTCACCATGTCAAGTGAGCCTATGTTGAACAGTCTCTTGTCTTTTCGGAACGGTTCATAACGCTTGATTATCTGCATCGGAATATCCATCAGCTTGACTTGGAACGGGACACCTGTCTTTTGCCGTTTCGACACAATCCACAGCGCACCGTTTATTTCCACGACATTGTCAGTCGTGAGGTTCTTGATGTCTATGAACGATATGCCCGTCCAGCATCCGAACAGGAACAAGTCCCTTGCCAGTGCGAAGTTAGGATTCTCCAGTTTGATTGCGCCCAATGCCTGAAGTTCCTCTTCCGTCAGGAAGCCGCGCTCCTTGTGGTCGGGGTCAACGTGGTACATTGCAAACGGGTTTCTCGGTATCTTTCCATTGTAGTGAGCCGTGGTGACGATATGTTTCAATGGTATGGAGTATATCCACACGGAAGATTGTGCAAGCCCTGCCTCGTTGCGCAGGTACAGGCAATAGTCGCGGATGAAATCCTCCGTAAGTTCGTTCATTGTTATGTCGGCACGTTTATATTGCTTTCTGATAAACTCGGCTACATACTTGCGAACAGTCAGGTATTTCAGATATGTGCGCTTGGAGCGGTCTTTACCCACACGTTTGGCAAAAGCCGCGTTCTCTTTGTCAAAGGCACGTAGCAAGGTCTCATATTCTGTGCCTATGCCCTGATAAGCATTACGTACCATTTCAGCGGTCACACAGGCTTCACGGTCTGAAAGACGTTGGTAGTGCTTTGCTATCTGTGCCTTGATGTTCTCCAACGCGAAGTTTACCGCCTGTGCCTCCTTGCTCTTGCCTTTGGCGCGGTTTCCCTTTGCATCCCAAAGTGCTTTCGGGATGGTCTGCTTGCAACTGAACTGTGCGATAGTCCCGTTGATGGTCACACGTCCCATGATAGGGACAATTCCGTTCTTCTCCTTGCTTGCGTTCACGTAGAACACGGTCTTGAATGTACTTCTCATAATCCTTACTTTTTGTTTGGTGCAAAATTAGTTTATGGGAGTTGTAAGGGCAGAATGTAAACCTACGCAGAACGCAGAAATATAGACCGTTAGTGTTAAAAGTGCATCCGATGTCGGGTAATGATTTGGAAGTGCATCTGTTTCCATATTCTTCCCAAAGCCTGTCTTCCCCATCTATGCCACTTTGTGCCAATCTATGCCGAAACCTCCTGACTGTCAGTTGAAATGCTCAATTCTGCTCAAATCTTCATTTTATCCTATTCTTTTTAAGTAAAATCCAAGTTAACAACAACGAGATTCCCCGATCGGGCATCGTCTATTACGAACCCAATCGTAAATACCAGTTTGAATGCCTCACCGATTTCCCGGCAGAAAACTTCCAAAGGAGCTTCGAAATCGCCCAAAAAGAGGGAGGTCCAAAAATCATCGCGACCGGCGAAAGTCCCCAATTCCCAATCGAAATACCCACTGTGGAATATATGGACAAACGGAACGATGACGGTGATGTCATTTGCAATATTTACTGCAAAACCCAATATGGAGGAATAACCTATGAAATCAACTATCCTTTCTTTATCCGCACATACCCCGACCAGCCGAAGATCGATATTCTCGATGTAAAGGTACAGGATGCACAATCTTGCACACTGACTGTGGGATTTCATGCTTGGGATGCAGAAACCTATACGATAAAAATCGTCGACACAAACAGAGATAACACTTGGGAAGACAACCTCGAAGACAACATCAACAATAGTTATACCACGTACACCTTCGACAAAATATATATCGATACCAACTACGAAATAATAGTTTGGGGATTTAACGGTTCCAAAATTTTAATGACCCAAACTCTATATTTCCGTATGAACGACCACATGGGTATCGAGAAAATCGAACAGGACG